GCCACTTGGGCCTCAAGGAATTTCTGCTGACTTACAGAAATTCCATAGAGTTCTTCGAACTTGCTCCGAGTCCCCTCAGTCGGAGCAAAAACTGGCACATCATTCTTCTTCATCTTCTCAAAGTCGCCAGTATCACGCAGGGCCTTGACCACCCATGCGTCATCGAAGACAGCAACAGATCCCGCCGTCTCACGCAAAGCCCAGTCTGCAAGCGGTCGCAGAATCGGGCAATGCGGCAGTTCGTAGCACAAACTCAGGGCTTTCGCCCTGAGGAGCTTCCGACACAACTTCTCATTTGCGTTGGGGTTAGTCAGACTCCACGCAAATTTGTGCACAGTCTCCCGCGGATCACGTATGATCTGCAGGTCCTCAGTGCACAACAACCCGCAGAAGGAGGCATCAAGTGGTGACCTCACCCAGTTGGCTTTGACGTCAAACCCGAGAAATTTAAACAACTCCCCGGGGTCGGCCCAAACACCTTCTGGTGAGGCATCCACAGCAAAGATCCCATCGTCACCTTCAACGTAGCCGCAGATTGTCCTGCCCACAACCTGCGCCCAAAACTTCCAGAGCAGCATATTAGAGACCCCGTTACCCAAACTGGTACACGGGTCCCCACTCATTCTGCCTCCTGGGCGTTGAAAGCGCACTCCAACTGCCGTCTTCCCATGCCTTGTGCCGGTGAGGACTCTCGAAATATAGCGCCGTACTTCCGGAAAGTTAAGCAGGTATCTATCATATACCTGGAGCTCAATAGCCCTCATAACCTCCGGTGTGAACGACGCCTCAAACGAGGTGAAGTCCGAGCTCACGAACCGCGTACCATAGTCGCGCAACTCTGCAATAAGGGCGGGTCTCTCCGGCACCGGAGTATGTTTGATAAACCAGGAGTGGCCAGCAGCATTCTTTGGCCCTCTCCCAGTCACATCATACATATGTTTCTCCATCTGCCAGAACCATGGCCCTGACGCCATCTTGAAGGCATCATTCGCAGCGTTGATCCAGCGACACGCCTTGAATGTCGGGTAACATTCAGCCTTAACGAAAGGAGCCACAGAAGCCGATTTGTTAACCGGCGGGAGTGTGCTGTGGTACTTCTCAGCCCACTCCTTCCTCATCCTATCTTTCTGTGACCGCGTCCAGGTCCCCCGCTCCAACCACTCGTCGAAGTCCGGCTCTCTTGTCAAAGGTTCCACATTGTGATGAGCCCACAACTGGACGAAACGTCGCAGACGCGCTTTCATTATCCGCTGCATCCTCACAACCCAAGCCCTACCCATGGGTGCAAAATGCTCGCAGAAACTATTACGATCCACGCCATTCCAATCTTCAAGTATCGAGACCGGATCAGGCAACCTCCGCAGCAACCGCTTCTTTAAACCATGGACCTGTGTCGCAGGGTCGTCTGGATCTATCATGATTACTGATGTGAAGTTTAGTTTATCGTGCAAACAGCGGGCGACGCATCTCCTGTTTTCACTCAAAACTTTTCGTTTAGGCGGAAAAACCTGCACATCATAACCATCGATTTGCACCCAGCCGTCTGGGGGTAGAACCCCATCCCCCAGTCGCAACCCAACACTCCTCCTTAGTTTAAAGGTTTAGCGAATAGAACTGCTGCCAGTTCTACCGCTTTCTGTGTACCACGCAGAAGTTCTGCAGACACACGCGAGTCCAAATTGAGCACCCCCGCCCAATTGAACTTCGACACGACACCTACCACAGGGTCGCCATGCGTGAGGCAGACCGTAGTCACAGCCGGGCAGTGCCAGAAAACCTCCGTATCAACCGGTATATTATGCCCAAGAACCGCAGCCGCAACCAGCGCCGCGTGGACAAAACTATTATCCGAATCATACGTCTTCCTGACCTCAAACCGCTCCAGCTGGATGTAATGGTCGCCATCAATCCGATTGGCGTTCCTCCCGAC